TGTGTGGCTGTTTTGTTATGTTGCACCCCCCGCCAAAAATCCCCCATACCCCTCTTGGTTAGGTTGAAATTTAGGTAATTATTATAATAATTGTAAAATTTTTAAGTAAATCACAGTAAAAGAACAAGCCCCAACCTTTTATAGTCGGGGCTTTTTTTGTGGGGTTAGTGTGGGGTTTGTATAGTGCGAACTATGGAAGCTTACTTAATAATCTACCTGTCTCTTTATCAATAACAATATTATCTACGAAGCCTAAAGTATTAACAGGGGTCCTAACGTACCAAGTCCAACCCTTTTGAAATACTATATAATTTAATCTATAAACTTCAGATGCCTGATTCATTCTACGTTTAGTAGTAGGTGTTAACCATCCACCACTATTTAATATAACGTATCTATCATTAACTACCTGTACTACAGCAGTATTATGAAATGTTACTATTAATCTAGACTGCTCTTTATTTATAGGTAGGTTTGTTATTGTTGTTCTATGTGTTCCTATCATTTTATATACTCCTTTATTTAATATACTTTATTTATAAGTTATCTATTATTTATCTATTGATTCGCTTAACATTTTTAACTTGTCGAGCGCTCTATCAAGCCCCGAAATATAACCTCTTATATTCTCGATTTGTAGGTCTATTTCGTAAGCTTCAACTTCTGTATCAATTGCCTCGCGCTCATCTATTGAATTACGTAACTCATACTTCCAATACGTTTTATCTGACTCAATACGGCTTATAACTCCTTTTATCTTTCTAGCATTCATTTTTTTAACTCCTATATTATTTTAATTAGTTCGCAATAATAATATAATACATTTTTATTTATTTACATACACTTATTTATCTTGTTTATTTTATTTATTTAATATATATTTATATGTGTTTCGCAACACAATTTATAATTAAATGAAAAAAACAAAAGGAGAAAATATGCTAGACGATACGATAGTAAGAGGCGCACTTCAAGGCCTTATAGATGATAGCAAAATAGTAGATAAAGTAGCTAAGAGACTAGACTGTCATAGGACTGAAATACTTGCTAAAATAGAAGATAGTTTTGCTCTTGAAAGTGAACCAATTGCTACGATAGACCAAATAAAAGAAGTAATTAGTTCAGTTAAAAGCGCACAGACATATATTGATGACGCTCGTTATAGTGCCGAAGAAGCTAAAGACCGAGCTTATACCGCAGTAAATGAATGCGAGGATGCTCATACTTATATTGAAGATGCGCTTAGAGTAACGGAGGAATGGGAAATTGCAATTAAACAAATTGCGGAACCAAAAGAAGAAACAACAGAAGAAGTAACAAGAGTAACAGTAAATAAATAAATAGAGAGGACTAAACCCGTACATTAATTTGTGCGGGTTTTTTTATATCAATATGATAATAGGAAATTTTAATAAATGGAAAATAGTAAAAGACGGAAGAACTTTAAAAGCAATGGAAAAAAGAGGCTTAATAAGTCAATCAGAATACAGTGTATTTCCGCAAGTAGATGCGGATTTAGGACAATTTGTATATAAAGATAGAACGTATTGGATAAAGTATTTTGATGGTTCATTTTTTCCATTTGTAGTAACATTATCAGATTTATATATAAAAGAAAATTGGAACAATCTAAAAGAACAATACAGAAAATAAAAGGAAAGGAAAATAATATGAAAGAAGAAAAGCAAAATAAAATGATTGAAGAAACGCATAGATTATTAGAAAGAAAAAGAGAAGAACTTAAAAAGGAAATAAATTTTTTAGAAAAGCAAGTAAAGATTCACAATGAAGAGTATGAAGATATTTGTGAATGGATTATTGCTGACTGGTTTGATAAAATAGAAAATTATCACGATACAAGATTTTATAAAGACGAAATGCAAAGATATAGTACCGCTTTATCTTTAAAATATGGATATGAGCAAGAGTTAGAAAGAGTAAAAGAAAAACTTAATAAAATATAAAAAGGAGATATGATGGAAAAGGAAATTAAAAAATATGAAATAGAATATAGATTGCATTATAACACAGGTGGTTTTGATACTTGCTCTCACGTGTTCGAAGGCATTAATAAAACAGACGCAATTAAAAATTATAACAAACAAACAGGCGTACCTAAGTCAAGAATAATAAGTATAGAATTAATTAGCTAAATAAAAGGAGATAGAATGGAAAAGGAAAAAATAGAGGAAATTAATAGCATACTTACAGAAACGAGAAGGTGGAGTTTTACCGTTGAAGGAACTGAATATATCAAACAGATGCATAATAGAACACCAGAAGAAGACCACGGTAATTATGCTATTGGTAAATTTAAAATGATGCAAGATAATTTTGGCGATTGGTATGCAAGTTTAGATGACAAGCACAGAAATAGATTAGCAACAATAATTTATAAAAGAATTTATAATAACGAGTTAAATAAATGGGAAAATAGTTATGGTCCTAAAGGAGATAAATAATGATTAAAACAAGAAAGATAGTTAGCGGTTACGAGGGTTGTGATTTAGATGGTTTTGCCTGTGAATATTGCGGTAAAACACCCGACCAAACTGAAATACAAGAGGCTTATGCAAGTGGTACGTATATTTGCGGAGAAATAGAATGTTGGAACGAATATATGTTTGATTGGGCGTGGACGGGAAACACAATGGAAGTAGTTGATGAAGAGTATGAAGTTTGCGATAGCTGTGAAGAAGAAGAAGATACAAGCTATGACGGAATGTGTATGCTTTGTTGGGAAGACTTTAACTCGTATTTAGCTGAAGAAAAAGAGGAGGAAGAATAATGCTTACAGATAAACAAAAAATAGATGAAATAACTTTAGAAATGACAAAAATAGAAAACTTACTTACAGGTGAACAAGATGAATTTTTAGAACTGTTAGATGAGTTTATTGGTTTATATGATGAGTTAAGAGGTTTAAACAATGACAATACAAGAGATATAGCAATAAGATGTGTTGATGAGATGTTTGAACACAATCTGTTGGACCCTAAATATTATGAACCAGATGATGAATTTGAACTTCAAGATATAATTCATAATGAAATAAATAAAGCACTAAAAATAAAGGAGGATGCATAGATATGGACAAAAAAGAAATATTAAACACTTTAGAAGATACTATTGATTCATTAAATCTACTTATTGATTATTCTGAAGATAATGAAAGATTAAGAATAACAGTTAATGACACAGTTGATGAATTAAGGGTAGTACAATGGGCAATAAACACAAAAATGGAGGATAGGTAATATGATAGAGGTGGTTACTGAAAGTCAATTTATAGAGCGATTTAGGCAGATTAGGCCAACAAACTTTACGTATGAAGGCTTACAAGCTTTATTTGAGTATTTAGAGCAATTAGAGGACGATACAGGTGAAGAAATAGAGTTTGACGTAATAGGTTTGTGTTGTGAATTTTCTCAATACGATAATTTAAAAGAATTTCAAGATGATTACGGAAAAGACTACGAATGTATTGAAGATATAGAAAACGAGACAATGGTAGTACCTGTAGATGAAGAAAGTTTTATAATAAGACAATTTTAAAAAGGAGTAAAATATGAAATTATTATTAGTAGCGGAATTAATTGGAGTTTTAGCGCTTGGACTTATAGGAATAATTATTATATCAAATATATGGATTTGCTTTATGTCGTGGCGCGATGGACACAAATTTTTCTATTGGAAAGATTAATAAAAAAAGGAGAAAGAATGAAATTTGATATTTATTATAGACATATAACGGGGGCTGTTGATTATTGCGGAACAACAAACAACCCAGAAAAATGGTTAGAAGAAAATAATAAAGAAAGATATGAAAATATAGTTTGTTGTGATGAGTATGATGATGAACATAAAGAAAAAATATGTTCTTGTATTGAAGATATAAATGATTTTGAATTTAAATATAGGAGCAAAAAATGAAAATAGAGGATTATTACACAGAAGAAGAAATTGATTATGTATGTATGTATTACGGGCAAATACCCGAAAATTTGACACACAATATGAAAATTATGCTAGTTGAAAAATTAGAAAATGAAGTTTGTAATAAAGTAGACAAAATATTAAAAGAGAGGTCATAAATGAAAAAAGATTTACAAAAACTCAATAAAAATGAATTAATTAATCTTGTGGAAAATATATCAATTTATGTAGGTAGAGAATATTCAGAAGATATAGTTGATTATATTTATAATAATATAGATGTTAATAACTAACTAGAGAGGGGAAAGAATGAACAAGAAACAATTTTTAGTAACAATTACAATTGATGAAAATAACAAAAATGTAAGAGAGCGAATTGGATGTCGATTTTGTGATTCAGTAGATGAATATATTGATTTAACAGCAAGATGTTTTATTCCATATAAAGATTTGAGCGCTAGAGAGAGCTTAGAGCAATGGGGAGAGAGCATAGAAGTTAAAGAGTATAATATAAAAAAATGCAAAGGAGAAAAGTAAATGAAAAAGAAAACATTTAAACTTATAACAAAGAAAAAGAACCCACAGGATGAGTTAGACATTTTTACCGCTTGGCTTTATTGTTGTCCTGTGAAGTGGGAAAAGTTAGAAGGAGAACATACATATTTTTTTGATAAGGAGCAAGATGAAAACAACGGGCGATAGAATGGAAGAACTTATGGATGAGATAGATTATCACGTATTATGGTTTAAATGGTTTAGCACTTATCCAAGAAATACAGAAATAGCTAGATTTAATAATATGAACAAAAAACAACAAATAAAATTTTTAAAAACAGAAGAAAGGAAAAAATGAAAAAGATAAAAAGCAAAGTCACTTTATTAGGTGGTGAAACAGAAGTATTAACTACATATTTAGATGATAGTGATAAACAGCCAACACTAGAAGACTTACAAGATATGGTTGATGGGTATATAGAAGTACTCGCATCTAGAGATGGGGAAAAACAAATTATTGTAGACGAAGAAGGTTTATTGAAAGGTAAACAACCAAATATAGAGGCGTCAGATGAAGCAAAAAGAGTTATATTTGGCGATGCAGTAATATTAAGCGGAAGTGCGAGGATAGATTAATGAGCGTAAATAAAATATCAGAATGGTTAAAAGAAAGTAAATTGGTGGCGCTAGATGGTAATGACCTAGAACTTGTTAGAGATTATATAGATGACAAATGTATCTTAATAATACCCACAGAATACTTTGATAAGGCAAACGCAGATTTAGCTTCATCACACATTGAAGAATCACAAAGGAGAAAATAATGAATAATTGGGAAAAGTTATTTCAAATACTACAAATATTAAATCCCGAATCAGACGCATTTAAGTTGCAAGTTGAAGATGCGGTTGATGAAGATATTGCTATTGAAAGGTGGGAAGATATTTGTTATTATATGGATTTAATTAAAAAGGAAGAGGAGGAATAATGGCGAGATTTATATTAGATGTAAATTCAAAAAACTCTTATAAAATGAGTATTAAACAAATTGATGAAATATGTCAATCAATAAATGAACAATTATTAAATGGTGAAATATTTAGAATTGTATGTATTGATGATACAACAGATAATCAATTTTACGAAAAACAATCAAAAAATAAACTTAATAATAAACAGCTTAATAATTATAATAAGTATTTAAAAGAAGAGGAGGAATAAAATGGAAGATACAGATTTAATTAAGGCTTTAGAGTCAAGGTTTAGTTTGCACGATGCAGACCAAATCTATAACTTGCTTGATAAGTTTTCTACGATTGATACCAAGCAAGGTAAAATTACTTTTTATGATTTTTTAAATGGGGAAGCAGAGGAGGAAGAATGATTGTAGACTTAATAGTTTATTTTGTAATGTTTGTATTTTTTACAACATACATAGCGCTTTTAATTATTTATATAGCAAAAAAGAAACATGATGAACAAAATAAAAAAATAACAAAGGAGATAAAATGGTAAAACCTGATTACGCAGAAATGAGAAATATGTTATCATTTAGAGAGGCAGAAAATATGACATACAAAGATATGCAAGAGATACTATTGTTTGGGACTAAGCCATATATGGATATGTCTAATGATAAAATAATGGATATGTTTATAGATACGTTTGGCTCAAGCTACATACCAAAGAAGGAGGTTAAATGACAGAAATAGTACTTGGAGCAATAGTTTTATTTATTTTTTATGACTTTGCTAGAAGATTAAGATAAATAAATGTTGCTTATAATATTAAGCATTAATAAAATATACAACAATATGTGGGGTAATACTTTAAATTACCCCATATAAAAAAAGAAAAAGGAGAGCGATTAAACAATGATAAATCTTGAGAATCAAGAACAGAATAAAACAAAAAAGAATGTAATCATAACAAATATGGATAAGAATCTTTGGAACAAATTCAAAGGTACGTGTTATTCTAGAGGAATGTCTATGAATAAAGCGATAGCAGAACTTATCGAATCATTTGTTTCTGAAAAATAGGAGAAGCTTTGAAAGATAAATGTCCTGTTGATATAGAGTCAATCTATAACGACCATATTGTAAGAAAAAACGAAGAAAACTACAAAGAGAGATATGTTGGTAAGGAGCAGTATTATCATGCTTCTGGGACAGGTACTTGTTCTAGAAAATTATATTACGAATCTATTGAACTTGCTCCTACTACAAATCCAGCCAATGAAAAGTCATCTAGAATTATGCGTTTAGGTACAATTGTTCATGATGATTTACAGCAAGCACTTTCCGATACTACTATATATAGTACTACTACAAATAGTAATACTATAGATAGTAATACTACATATGAAGAATCTATATATAGTAAAGAAAAAGATATATATAATATCCAAAAAGAAAATTTTAAATATCACATTGAAGGTGAAGTTATTATTGAGTCTTTGAACGTAAGAGGTTTTTATGATTTAGTTGCTGTTAGCGAGGATGATGGTAGTGTTCATTTAATTGACTTTAAAACTATGGCTAGCTATTCTTGGTCAAGAAAATTTGGGTGGAAAAACCCAAACCCTAATGCTTCTCTTCATCAAGAGATGCAGTTAGGAACTTATGGTTTAGCTATAAAAGAAAAATTTGGTAGACTTGATAGTATGTGGCTGTACTATTACAATAAAGACAATTCACAGATGAGGTCTTACCAAGTTCCAATGGTTATGCTTGATAGAGCAAAAGCTTTTTGGACTAACGTAAACGAAGAACATAAGAAAGGTCTTCCAATGTTTAGAGAAAAATTCAGTCCTGTAGAGGATTGGAATTGCAATTATTGTAGATTTCTAGACCATTGTAAACCGCCTTTCTTTAAGAAAAAGTAAAGGAGATAAACGTGAGTGTATTTCAAAAACTAAAAGACGTTGACATCTCTAAATTAGCAGAGCAAAAAGGTAAGTTTGATTACTTGTCTTGGGCGCATGCTGTAAGAGAGGTCTTAAAAGTATTTCCAGAGGCAACTTGGGAAGTACATGAATATGATAATATGCCTTATATGCAAACAACTACAGGCTATTACACAAAGGTAAGTGTAACAATTGAGGGAATAACAAGAACTCAGATTCATCCTGTTCTTGATAACAAAAACCAATCTATTGATACACCTAATGCTTTTCAAATAAACACATCAATTCAAAGGTGTTTAGCAAAAGCAATAGCATTACATGGTCTTGGTCTTTCATTATTTGCTGGTGAAGATTTACCAAATAACATAACAGATAAGCAAGAAAAAGAGTTTACTAAGCTTGCTAATCAAGTTAAAGATGAAAAGGCTAAAAAAGCTATGTTAAGCGCTCTTGAGAGCGGTAAAATAAACGAATCAAACTATGCAAAAAGTTTGGAACATTGTAAAACAATCATAAAAAACGAAAAAGAAGGAGATAAGTAATGGCTACTGAAACAGCTAAAATGTTTGACGACATGTTGAACGATACAGAAAGTTTCTTTGTTCCAGGCGAAGAAACAGAATCAAAAAAACCTAAAAACGCACCTAATGTAAGAGGAGAGTTTTATGGTCACATGCAAAATGCTACAAGCAGAGAAGTATCATGGACTAAAGATGGTAAAACTTTTAAAGCTTTAGTATATAACTATGAATTTGTTGTTGATGCTAAAAACTCAGAAATGTCTTACGAAGGTAAGAATGGAAAGATTAAAGGTGAAGAGTATATTGGTAGAACTTACAGGTCTAATGGTATCTTTAGATTTTTAGAGCCTAAAGAGGGAGATGATTTTGAATCAAACTCTACAGGTAACAAAAGATACTTTCAGTTCTGTGAGACTATTGGTGTAGAGATACCAAGAAAAGTGGTTAAAATGGATGGTAAAGACGTTGAAGTACAGGTTTTACCACCACTTAAAGGTACTGATATTGATGGAGGGCCAGTTATAGCTCTTATAGATGCTGGTAAACCATATAAAAATAAAGATGGTGAAGAAAGAACACCATTTGTAGTTAAATATGTAAAACAGTGGGAAGGAGGAGTTAAGAAAGATGCAGACATCCCATTCTAAAAGAAGATACAAAAAAGTTGGATGGCCTAGAGAGTTTCTTATCAACACCTTGTATGGTTTTGGTATGAAAGGTAAACGAATAAGTAGAATTGTTGGAGTTTCACCTGCAACAGTCTATAGACACATAAAGAGATAAATTATGTGGGAGACTTTGTATATCGTGAGAATACATAGGCGGTTTTATTGTGTGGTCCTCTCTACCACTGTTCTTTTCCGCCTTTCACGTCTCCCACAATATTAAAGAGAAAAGGAGAAAATATGCAATGCTGGCATTGTAAATCAGAATTAATTTGGGGAGGAGACCATGATTATGAAGATTATGGTAAGGAGGGAGAAGGAATAGTGAGTAATTTTCATTGCCCTGACTGTGAATCGTATTATGAATGTTATTTACCGTTAGGCAATCAAGATGATTAAATGGTTTAATATTTTTATATATTTAAGTATCATTTTATTAGGCATCACATTTTGGTATTCCTTTATTGTATTGATAATAAGTTTTTTTAAATAGGAGGTAAAATGAAAAACCGTACATGGAAAAAAGTTCAGAAGATAAGAGCAGAATTAGAAAAAAGTCCTAATGGATGGCCATTATGTAAAATGGTAGGCGCAGAGTATTTTGAAAATAGAGCGCCAAAGAGTTGGAAAGATGCGTAGAAAAGACATGCAAAGCCTGATGAGCAGGATTATGGACAAAATCTCAGAGACTAGAGATGCAGGTCAAAAGGAATATGCTCGTGACTTGGATAATGTTTTTGCTAATTTTGAAAGGGTTGCATCTTTTGTAGGTGTTAATAGAGAAAAAGCGCTACTTACTTATATGATAAAACATGTGGATGGGTTGTGCGCTTATGCTGACGGGCATCAGTCACAAAGAGAAGACGTTAGAGGTAGGCTTACAGATATTATAGTTTATTGTATTTTAATGTGGGGTATGGTAGAAGATAATCAGATGAAGCATGAGTCAAAAGATTAAGAAATGTTCTTATTGTGAAAAATATTACAAAATGTCCGACTTTAGTTGGAAGCTTAAGAGACTTAATAAAAGAAGTAATAAGTGTAGACAATGCACAAATGAGTATTCTAGAAAACATTATATTAAATATAAGCATAAATATAAAAAAAGAGTTAAGGTTAATACTGAGAAATATAAAAAAGAAAGAAGGGATTTAGTCTATGAGTTTAAGCTTAGTAATCCTTGTACTTCTTGCGGTGAAAGCAATCCTATCGTCCTGGAATTTCACCATCTTGACCCAAAAGAGAAAAGAAATGATATATCGAATATGGCATCGCATGGATATTCAGCCGAAAGTATTGAGAAAGAAATCGAAAAATGCATTATATTATGCGCAAACTGTCACAGAAAAAAGACAGCAAAACAACAAAACTGGCACTCACATAAACGCAAAGAAGGGAGCAAGACGTGGGAAGAGCAATAGATATGGAAAACGATATTTACAAGCTAAAACAAGAGGTATCGGAACTAAAGAAAATATTACAAGAAATATTAAATGAGGTAAAAAAAGATGAAAAGAAAAAAACCAACATCAAAGGAAGTTCAAAGAGTAATAGAAAATCTAATACTGGAAATGGCGACTCTGGAACAGATGATAACGGGTCTAAGTAATGCCTTTATGGAGTATATAGACTTTAAGAAAGATACTAAAAAATTTGAAAGTTATTTAATAGGAAAGGGGAAACCAAATGCTAGAAAAAAAAGCTCTAGAAAAAATACTAGCGGAAAATAGTTGGGGTTTATATTTAAAGGGTAGACCTTTAGAAGAAATTAATACTAACGTAGGTGTGATTTATAAAATATGTGAAGTTTCATCAGAAAAATTAGTTGATGAATATAATAAGCACTTAAAAAACATGCAGAACGAACAATTGAAAAACATGCAAAAAGAAGAATAAACAAAAGGAGATAAAATGCAAGAGATAGCTGATGTAACCACAGAAGATGTGGTTTTAGGGAGCGTTATCTTTTACCCAAAAGAATATAGTAGAGTAGCTCAATATATACCAGATAGAAAAGTTTTTACACAGATAAAATCTAAAAACCTGTGGGACAAACTTACCAGTATGATAAAAGAAGGAAAAAATATAGATGTTCCTATATTGTGCGCTTCACTAACAAATGAAGATAATTTAAATGGTATAACTACCGCATATATAGTTGATATAACTAGCGATGTATGTGGTATGGGTATGATGGAGTCTTATGCTCAAATAATCTACGAAAAATACCTACTCAGACAAACAATAGATGCTACAGAAAACATCAAAAAAGATGCCTTAAATAGAGGTGGAGATGTTTACACTTTAATAAATCAAGCACATTCACTTATGGGAGAGCTTATAAGAGTTAGACCAGGTGAGAAATTTACTATAGATAAAGCTATGTCAGATACTCTTAATACTATGCAAGAAGGTAATAAGAAGATGATTAAGACAGGATATAAAGAAATTGATAGCCTTGCAGGAGGGTTAACAAGAGGAGAGATAAGTATTGTTGGAGGAAGGCCAGGACATGGTAAAACAACTTTTCTGGTGAACTTGTTAGCCTCTCTTGTTAAAGGTGGTTATAAGGTAGCTATGTTTAATAGAGAATTGCCTAATAGTGAGGTTATTAAGAAGTTAATCTGTATCGAAAACCCAAGACTTAACTATAGAGATGTTAGAAAAGGTATAGTAGATAAGAGCAATATTGGATTTATTGAAGAACTTAAAAAAGCTTCTAGGAAAATAGCAGATATATATGGTGAAGATAGATTCATTATGTTTGATACTATTAGAGATTTACCAAAAACTGCATCAGAAGTTAAAAAGTTTGAGCCAGACGTAATTATAGATGATTATATACAGCTTGTAAGTCCAAGCGGTAAAGAAACTGAGAGAAGATTGCAGCTTGAACGCATCTGTAATGAGTATAAATGGCTTGCTAAAGAGACAAAGTGTGCGGTAATACTTGCTTCACAACTTAATAGGTCATTAGAATCAAGAAGTAAAGAAGCTAAAAGGCCACAACTGTCTGACTTAGCTGAATCAGGAGCTATAGAGCAGGTAGCAGAGAATGTTTTCTTTGTCTACTACTCTTATAAGGTTGACCCGTCTATGCACTCTAAAAACGAAATTAGACTAATTGCAAGCAAGGTTAGATATGGAGAGTCTTCTGAAATAACCCTTAACTATAATGGCGATATTTGTACCATTTATGATAATTGGACAATACCGCATGCAAAGGAGCTAGATGTTACAAAAGAATTACCGTTTTAAAACTTACATAGGTATAGACCCAGGAAAATCTGGAGGCATATGTTCTATTGAAGATAACAGGTTAAGGGCAAATAAATGTCCAGACTCTATACAAGGTATGGCAGAACTGTTTAAAGATATATTGCAAGATACCTCACCTAAAGATGTATTTTTATATATA